ATTTTGTTTTTATAATGGACAGGACAAAGGAATGTTAACTACAAAAGATCTTTCTAAATATGCTAAATTAGTTGATAGTAAATTAAAAGAAGTACATGAGGCTCAGACCAAAGTTCAAGAGGATGTCGAGGTAATAATAAAGGATGAGGATAAGGAAACTAACATCGTTACTACAGAAGGTGGAATTCAGGTGACGACGGTAAATCCTGAGGTACAACCAATCGATCGTACTATAACTGGTATTCCTGGAGAAGAGAAGAAAGAGGAAGTAGCTCCAGTTGTAGAACCTGATATAGTTACTGAAGAAGCGAAGAAGGAAGACAAAGTGGATGATGGCGACAAAGGTACCGGAACACTTTATCCTTATACTCCATTAAGCAAGAAGGAAAGAGATTCAAAGAAGATCAAAGAAGCTCGCACGATCGGCCCTCAGTATAGAGGAAAGATCAAAGAGCTCGTTAGAATGGCTCATAAGGCTGGATTAGAGGGGAATTCTGAAGTAACTGATTATGTAGTAGACAATCTTCCTTCTGAAGCTTGGGAAACATGGGAAGGTGCTGATAGCGAAATCAGAAGATTAGCTAATGATTTGAATATGAAGATCGACAAGAAGCCATATGAGTCGAAGAGAAAAGTAGTTCATGTAGAGAATAAAGATATACTGAAGTCGATTCAGGAATCAATGAAAGAATAATAGTTTCGGGCGGCCTTTATATAAAAGGACGTCAGCTCTTCTACGACTGATACTCGTAATGAAGGCGCGCCAGCAAATTATTTGCCGCCCATAATTTTAGGAATTAAGCAAGGAGAAAAGGTTGATTTGTACATGTTTAATATGTAATAGACAATTTAATACTATAATAGGGTTATCTAAACATGTATGGAGAACGCATAAACTTTCTTCTAGGGTTTATTATGATAAATACTTAAAGAAAGAATTAGATGGGTGTTGTATAATATGTGGTAATTCTACAAAATTTGTTCATATAATTAAAGGATATAAACAAGTGTGTTCTCGAAAATGTTATAGAGAAAATGTGAAATCTAAAATAAAAGAAAAGCAATGTCTAACATGTAATAATATATTTATAGGTAAGCGATCTGATCAACAATTCTGTTCTCATTTGTGTGTTATAAATTATAAATTATTCGGTTGGAAACAAATATGGTCTGATCCTATCCGAAGAGATAAATTATTAGAGAAAAGAAAAATTGGTAATGCTACTCCTGAAGCTATACAGAATAGAAGTATTGCCAGATTAAATATGTGGAAAAGTCCTGAATATCGAGCAAAGAGGGACAAATCTCATTGGTCACATACCGAAAAACGAGATGAAGTGTGTAAAAATATGTCTGGAATTAAAAAGGAAGAAGCTAAAACAAATCAAGTTAATTCTAAAGAACATATGTTAATGATGACTAAAGCTAGTTCTCATAATAAAAAAATTAATAAATCAGAACAAAAATTATTAGATATACTAAATAATTTATTTCCTAGTAACTACAAATTTGTAGGTGGGTTTGAAGTTATGATAGGAGGATTCTTTCCTGATTTTATAAATATTAACGGTCAAAAGAAGATTGTTGAGCTTTATGGAGATTATTGGCATAATATATCAGGTTCTGAAGAAAAAGATAATAATAGATTACAAAAATATAGTGAGTATGGCTATAAAACTTTAGTTGTTTGGGAAAAAGAGTTAAAAGATAAAATATTATTAAAACAAAAATTAATTGAATTTCATAAAGAAGGAGTTGAACATGTGTCCAACCTATCTTAACAGTACAGCAACAGTAGTAACAGTCGGAAGTACAAGAATAGAACCCGGGGAATCAAAGGAAACATATGAGACAATCAGAACTCCTTTGCCTACGGGGATAACGAAGACTTCAGATGCCCCATATGCAAGTAATAGCAATATAGTTTCAGAATCATATACTGGAGACGATACTGAAGTAGACACAATTACAGTACCTACTGGAAACTTCACTTTAGATCTGGATATTTATTGTGTAACTGGGCGGGTAGACGTATTCTTCAATTCGGCTTCAAATACTCCGGCAACTAGTTTGATTACCGGAGACGGGTTCAAGCAGTGTATCGATGCTACAGCAGTTTCATCTATTATATTAGTATATGCAGCAAATGCTACGATTGTAGATTTAACATTAGCGTAACGGCCTTATATATAATTTCTTAAGAGGGAGAGTACTATGAGTATATATCACGGTGGTGGAGGCAGTACAGGAGCAAGCGGCTATTCTGGAATCTCTGGTCAAGCCGGCGGGGAATCAGGATATTCAGGTATCTCTGGATATTCAGGTTATTCCGGTATCTCAGGTTACTCAGGTATCTCAGGTTACTCAGGTATTTCAGGTTACTCAGGCATTTCAGGATTTTCTGGTTATTCCGGTATCTCAGGTTACTCTGGAATTTCAGGTTACAGTGGTATAAGTGGTTACTCTGGAATCAGCGGTTATTCTGGTTACTCTGGTATTTCAGGATTTTCCGGATACTCAGGTATTTCAGGATTCAGTGGATATTCTGGAATCTCAGGCTATTCAGGATATAGCGGTATTTCAGGATTCAGTGGATACTCCGGAATTTCTGGTTACTCAGGTTATTCTGGTATCTCTGGTTATTCAGGAGTAGGAACTTCAGGATATTCAGGAGATAGCCCGGGAACTTCAGGTTACTCAGGTATTTCCGGATTTAGTGGTTATTCTGGAATCTCTGGTTACTCTGGCTACTCGGGTATTTCAGGATATTCAGGCTATAGTGGAATCTCCGGATACTCAGGAATCTCAGGATATTCTGGTTATTCAGGTATCTCAGGGTATAGTGGATATTCCGGTATTTCAGGATATTCTGGTATCTCTGGATATAGCGGTATTTCAGGATTCAGCGGATACTCTGGAATTTCAGGAGAACCTACTACATTAGGATTTTCTGGCTATTCAGGAATTTCAGGTTATAGCGGGTATAGTGGTATAAGTGGATTCTCAGGTTATTCTGGTATCTCTGGATTTTCAGGTTATTCAGGTATCTCTGGATTCTCTGGCTATTCGGGTATAAGTGGATTCTCTGGTTATTCTGGTATTTCTGGATTCAGCGGGTATTCTGGAATTTCAGGATACTCAGGTATTTCTGGTTATTCAGGAATCTCTGGATTCAGTGGGTACTCTGGCAAATCAGGTTACTCTGGAATCTCTGGATTCTCAGGATATTCTGGAGCAGTAAGTGGGTTTACTGGTACCTTCATCGATGGATGGGATTTCACAATAACAGTTGTGAATGGTCTGATTCAGTCCAAGGCGTAAGGAGAACTATGGAACTTACTAAAGAATACTTAATCGAGAAACATATAGATGAGAAGTTGACAGTAACTAAAATCTCTGAGCTGACCGGCAATAGTCCGGTCAGCATTCGGAGGAAGATGGTAGAATTCGGCATGTACAAGAATTTGCGAGAAGTATTGGCTACTGAATTTACAGTAAATGAAAACGGGGAAGTAATTAGAAAGTAGTATATGCAAGTAAAGGAGAAACAACAATGTACGGTACAGTGAAATGGTTCAGCAAGCAAAAAGGTTGGGGTTTTGTAAACGGTGAGGATCAATTAGATTATTTTGTTCACTTCACGAGTATTGTCATGGATGGTTACAAGAATCTATTAGACGGACAGGCTGTTGAGTTTACTCCAGGTGAAAGTGCTAAGGGTAAGGTCGCGACTGAAGTTAAGGTACTTGAGGTTAAAGCAGTAGAAAAGTAAGTAACTAATTTGGAGAACATAAATGAGCACAAAAGATGAACGAATATGCATTGTCTGTGGCAAAAAATATGTTCATCCTAAAGATCGAAAGAATCAAGTTTGTGGAATAATATGTTTTAATCAAAGTCCAAAAAAACGGAAATCAAATAAACATAATTTTCCAAATGATCCATGGAATAAGGGCTTGTCTAAAGAAACGGATAAAAGAATACAAGAATTAGCTGAAATACAAAGTAAACGGCTAACAGGAATGTCTTTTGATAAAAGATTTGGCGAAGAAAAGGCGATAATTTCGAAGGCAAAGAAATCTGTTAGTATGAAAAAGGTAATAAAAAAGATCGGACTTGAAAAATGGTTAAAACAATCATATTTTAAAGCTAGTTATAGACCTAATATATTTGAGGGGAAAGCTTTAAATTATTTAAATACCATTTATAATAACAAATTTAAATATACTGGTGATTGTACGTTTTTAATAAATGGTCGATCGCCGGATGCTTATTCTGAAGAATTGAAGACCGTTGCTCTTTTTCACGGTATTTACTGGCATTTACGTAAATATGGTTTAGAAATTACTGAGGAAAATAAACGGTCAGTTGAGAAGATAGATTCTCTACCATTTACAACTGCCGGTTATAAAGTTATATTTATTTGGGAAGATGAAATAGATAATTTAATTGGGAGTAAAACATGAATTTAAATGAACGAATTTTAGATGAAACACAAATTTTAGAGAACGATCCTAAAAAATTGCCATCCGGTATTTTGGCTAGAATTCGTCGGACTATTTGTGTAATTGACGAAAAAAATGCTAATAAACGGATTTATGGACGGAAAGTCTGGGATAATGTTCTTAATGATCCCGAATTTCAAAGTAAATTAAAGGCTAGACAAATATTAGGCGAGCATGAGCATCCAGCCGAATCTTCAATTAAATTAGATAAAGATCGGACTTCACATGTTATTAGTAATATGTTTATAGATGAATCTACTAATGAGGTTAAAGCTGATTTTGATATACTTCCTACAGATTCTGGAAAGTTCATTTGGATTTTACATGAAGCAGGCGTAAAAGTTCCAGCAAGTACTAGGGCCGATGGTGAATTATCAGAAGAAGTTGATGAATCGGGCGAGAAGTATAGTCGAGTAATACCTGATTCATATAAATTTATTACAGTTGATCACACTGGGGATCCTAGTTGTTCTAAAACTGAACCTGAAGATATTGTTAAAGCGGTACGGACTAATTATGAATCTCATGCTATAAATAAAAATGTTGCTATTGCTTTATTAGAAAAGGCCGGATCGAAGAAGGCACTCAAGCTGAAAGAAGATATTTCTATAGACAAGCAGCATAAAGAGTGTAAATGTAAGTTAGGGGAAAAGAAGTGTAGTGGCGGATGTGAGCATGCTAACGAAGTCGAAGTAAAAGAAAGCAGAAGATACGATGAATTAGTAGATATGATTACCAATCCTAATTATATAAATAGACCGGCATTATCAGTAATTGAGGATGAAATAGAAAAGGCTGAAAACGATGGTCAGATTTCTAAATTAGAATCGGGTGAATTATGGAAATTAAAGAATAAAATTGAAGTAAAAGAAGACTATCAGAACGACGACAACAAGATCGCCCATGGCAAAGTCTGTTCTAAATGTGGGGCTCGAGTAACTCAAGGCGATGACAAGAGTTCATGCTGTGATGCTGCAATTGTCGATGAGGCCATTAAAGATGATATTCAAAAGATTAACAATGATACTGAGAAGATCAAAACCATTACCAAAGATTTAAAGGATGAATTAAAGGAGTTAGACGAAGGTATTTACGACGATATTGAAGCGGTCGTAAAGGACATGGTGATAGATGGCAATACTGATGAAGAGATAGTTAAAGTAATAGGGGAGAAATATCCTGAGAACAATGTTTTATTGCTGAAGGAGTTATTGCCTAAGGTTATTGCTCGAACTAGAGAAGAATTGAAAGAATCGTTAGACGAAAGCTGCAAAATGTTCTGTCCTGACTGTGGATGGAATGGAGATATATTTGCAGTTTCAGTAGATCAAAACGATCGAATGATTTGTCCGGCTTGCAAATCTAATAAGGTAAAGTGGATAGGAGCTAAGGTGTCGAATGAAGCTAAAACAAATGAGACTACGTTTAAGGAATTACGCAATAAGCATATTATTCATATGAAAGCGGACGGTAATAAGGTTATAGTTGAATTAGATTCAGACGATTCGGCTCAGGATTTTATGGTAGTAACTGAAGCCAAGGTAGAAGAGGCGAGTTTAGTTTTGACCGATAAAGAAGCTTGGCAAATAAGTGTTATAGCAGGTAGAGTCGGCGGTAATAATTTCGGTTCAGTATCTGCTGAATGTCAATCTCAATTAGGATGGCCAGAAGATAAGGCGAATGTTGCTGCTGCAAATTGGTGGAAGGGCAAGTATAGTAAACAAGCCGATTTATTCTGGGCCAATAACAAAAATAAAATGTCTAAACATTATCCTGATTCATTGATGAAGGAATCGAAGGTGGTGGAAGGTAAGAAAGTTCCGGCTGATATTCTTGACTATATTAATTCAGGTTCAGACGATCCGGAATTGGCCAAGAAATATGCGGATAAGAGGGGAATCAGTCCTGCTGAATTTAAGAAATTGGTGGATAAAACTGAAGCTGAATTAGAGAATGAATTTGGCGGGCCGGGAGAGAAAAAGGATATTACTGAATCTGCAGATCTTTCCAAATTGTCCAATGAAGAGATATTAACTAGGTATAAATCAATGGCTTCTGACGATCATCAAGAATTAAACAAGGAAGTCGATGCACTGATGAAAGAAATTCAGAGACGTGGATTGGAAGCTGAGATCATGAAGATAGGTGAGAGTCTGATTTTAAATCAAGCATATATTAAAATAGTAGGATTAACTGAAGACTTTAAAGACTTAACTGATGAACAGAAAAAACAAACCGTTTTATCTAGGTCCTGGTCTATTGTACAACGTGGAGCTTTACCTATTGGCACTTGGGTATATAATACTGGCTCTGCTAAATTAGAATATTATGATGGCAAAAAGGATTTAATTGAATTAGGATATAAAAAAGAGGATAAGTATTTAATAGGCGGGTATATTATATTTATGCCTGAAAATTATGTTTTTGTTGCAATAGATTCTAATGTATTTACTACCGATTATCAAGGACAAATATCTGAAATAACTGACAGTTTAGAAAAGAAAATGGGCAAAAAGATAGATATAGTTATTGATTTACGGCAAGAAAAAATTATAGAGTGTTCAACAATGGTTTGGGAATATAAAGAATCGTTAAAGAGAGCCGAGACTTATATGAATGAAAAGAAGAATGAAGCGGCAATTACAACACCTGAAACTGTCAAGCAAGATATTATCGACAAACAGGATATTAAAGACAAGAAGGCCGAAGAGTACAAAGAGAAGAGGGAAGACGGTAAGGGCGAGATCAAGACGGTTAATACTACGGTAGAGGCTAAGGAAGCGAATGAGGAATCAGATAAAAAAGATAAAGAAGAAATGCAGAGAATTATGAAAGAAAACCCCGCATTTTTTAAAGAATTATTAAGGGTCGGTTTTAATAATGAGTCTAAAACAAAAGTTTCTGAAGCAATCCTAATTGCCGAACGGGATAAGGCAATTGAATTAGGTACTGTATTAGAGAAGAGAGTTAACGAAGTATCCGCAAATTATACGCATGATGTTTCAGATTTGTCTTCTAAGCTAAGAGACGTATCTGCCCATTTGGATGCAAAAACAGCGGAATTGGTGAAAGTTTCTGCTAATTTTCATAAAGAGCATGGGGAATTAGAAGAATCGAAGAAGACAATAAAAGAATTGAATGAAAAATTAGGTGATAAATCTTCTGCATTAGCAAAAGCCGAAGAAATAAAATCTAAATTAGAAAAACAATTGAAGAATATCGAAGATCAAATAAAGCAGCTTAAAGAATCAAATGAGAAGCAAATTAGATTGCTTAAAGAGTCCCACGCTATGGGGCTCGTTAAGACATATACCGAAACAAAGGTCAAAACAATGGGTTTGAAGCTTCCTGACAATGTTCGAACACTTTTCGAATCATGTAAGTCAGTATCGGAAGTAGATAAACTTATTGAAATGGTTCAAGACATGATTAGAGGAAATGGATTACACTTTAATCCTGTGACCGAGATCAATGTTGGCGAGCCGATTGAAGAATCAGTAATATCTAAACAAATTGCTTCCGCTTTTAGAGCAATGGGGCAATAACAAATTAAAGGAGAATTATTTAAATGAAGATCAACGAATTATTAGAATCGCGTATGGCCGCTCAGAATGCAGAGAGAACCGCGTTGTCTGAAGCATGGGCACCGATTATCAAAGCTGCTGAAGGTTATATGAAGAAACAAGGAAAAGAGTTAACAGAGAATATGAAGCACAACATATCTCGTTGCGCAGAAAACGCTCTGTTAAATGCTGGTAAATCAAGGGTTTCGAAACTTTTTGAAACTACTGATTCTAGTAACATCGACTTCTTAGGGATGCGTAATTAAACTGTGTCCCAAATTGGAGTAATCCAATTTTAATAACTGGGTGAATTCAGGGAAGCCTAATGGAAAATAAAGTTAAAAATATTTGTAGACAATGTTCAAAGGAAATACCGTCGAAACGCGAGTTTTGTAGTCGGTCTTGTCATATTAGTTATCAGAATCATTTATTAGCTGGGGTATCATATATTGAAAGATATGGTGAAGAACACGCTAATAAGAAGATAGCTAAACAACGAGCCGGTCTTATTAAAACAGTAATGGAAACGGGATTTACTAAGATTGGTGGGAAAGTGTCTGGCGATAAAAGACGCTGTAAAACTTTTGAACAGCAATACGGTATCCAGAAGGCCTTGCAAATTAGAAAACAATTAAGTGAAAAGAGTTCTCGATCTTATGAAGAGCAAATGGGAATAGAAAAGGCAATATTAAAACGAGAAAAAATGTCTAAATCAATGACAAAGATTTGGTCAGATCCGGAATATCATGATAGAACTGCCATAAAGATGAACGAATGGAATTCATCACAAGAAGGTATTGATTTTAGAAGTTCATTATCACTTTATGGAAAGGTTAAACGTGGATATTTTGATAATGTATTCTACGGTTCTGGATTAGAACTTGAATTTTTGCATGGATTTAAACGCCGAATAGGTTCTCTATTAATAGTTCAGCGCAGTAAACTTGCTATTCCATATGACGGGCATAATACTTATCCAGATTTTAAAATTTTAAATGTGAATAATGAAACTATTGCAATAATTGAAATAAAAGGTTCACATTTATTAAATGATAAGTTAACGATAACGAAATTAAATGCTCTTAGAGATTATTGCAAGGTTAATGGATTAATGTATGGTTTATATACTAAAGATATTTTTAATTATTTTTATGGTAATCCTGAGCCAAGACAGTTACCCTTTCTATTGTCTGAATTACAAGATAATATGGACAATAAATTAAGTAATTGTAAGGTGCAGAGACTAGAAACTGAAGACGAAAGGTCTAATAATGTTTCAAATAGCGCCCAGCTCCCAAAATAGAATTAGTAAATATTTTGAGGATGATGATATAGTCCGACACTCTTCTAAAGAAGAGATTACAGAACGACAGTTACCTATTATAGCTGCTCTTATTCCTAGCACAGTATTAAACGAGTTGGCGATTGTTCAGGCTTTAGACCGCCGATCTGGCGGAGTTTTTTATCTTGACGTGAAGTATGGTCAGGCTAAAGGCGCAATTGCTGCAGATTCAAATATGATGGCTGCAAAAACTGGCCATAATACAACAAGGGCTGGTCGTAGGTATGCTTCTACGAGAGTTCAGGACGAAGTTGTTGTTTTGACAACTAAAGTCGGACAAGCTGCGAACATTAAAACTGGTACATTAGCTTATATTCCTGTAATTGCCGGTTCTGCAGTTATTACCATTGTAGATGCAGGTGGTACTCGTACATATACAGATAATGGCGCGAATGTATTGGTTGCTGACGATGCTTCTTTACTTGAAGCTGGTACAATCAACTATACAACTGGTGCAATTGAAATTACAAATGACCTCGCGATCACATCTGGTAGCGCAACATACAAATACAACTACGAAACAAAGACCTCAGCTGCTGTTCCTTCAGTTAATTTCGACTTAACTTATGAGACAGTAACTGCCGAGGATTTCCCTCTGATGGCTCAATACAGCTTAGCTGCTGCATTTGATCTTCAGAAGGCTCATGGTCTTTCTCTTGAAGACGAAGTAGTAAAATATTTAGGTGGAGAAGTTCGTGTTACGATGGACCACTTAGGTATCGACTTGATCAACGATGCTTCAACTGGTACTGGCTGTGCTACTACTCCAGGCGATTTCTCCGCTACTGTTGCTACTGGCGCAGAATGGATTTGGAAGAAATATCAGTTCCTTGATTTCGTTGAAAAAGCAAACGTTAACATCTTAGCTAAGACATTAAGGATGCAATGTTCTTGGATTATTGCCGGTAACGATACATCAAGACTTATTCGTCAGTTGGCTCCGAACTTTAAAGCCGCTCCCGGTCTTGACGGTATTACACCTACAGGTCCTTATGTTTTAGGTACACTGGACGGTCGCGTTGTTGTTCATGATCCGTTCTTATCTGCAGCTGAAATAATCTTTGGATGGAAAGGTGACAGTTTTATTCAAGGCGCATTTGCATTCTGCCCGTATATTCCACTTTTTACTACAAGTACTTTAATTACTGCTACAGATCTTAAAGCCCAAAAGGGTTTTTTAAGTTCAGCAGCGTATAAAGTAATAAATCCAGGCGCGTTTTGCCATGGAACAATAAGCGGATTATCCTAAAGGAAGGGATATATATGCGGCTATATAAAGAAATTTATATAGAAAATGTCGAAACTTGCTGGAATAACCGAGTATCTAAAACTACTAGAAATAGTAAAAATGTTTTAGTGCGGTCAATCAGCAGCCAAATTGGAGTTATGAATGGGTAAATTAAGTTGTCCTATATGCGATAGTAGATATGATTTCTTGCAGATACATTTGTTAAGAAAACATAAAATAACTGAAGATGAAGCTACTAAATTATATGGAATAACTAAATTTACATCAGATGATCGAGTTAACAAATTAACAGGTGAAAATAATCCATTTTATGGTAAGAAACATTCTTTAGAAATGATAACAAATATGATATTACATAGGGATGGGAAAGAGTATAAAGATACTTGGCAGTATTGTCCAGTTTGCAAAATAAGAACATATAGTGATTCAACTTATTGTGCAGAACATACACCTCTTAGGATGATTGGGGATAAGAATCCAGCTAAAAGGCCGGAAGTACGTGCTAAGATTAAAAGCAAGCTTGCTAAAAATACTACCCGTATTACTAATGTAATTCGGGCATCTAAGACTTTCCCTAATGATAAAGAAGTTTATCTTATTAATATTTTGGAATCAATTTTACCTGGCTGTTATCAATTAAATTATCCGAAAGGCGGAAAGTTAGTCGGTAATAGACATCCGGATATTATATCAATTAATAATAACAAAATGATTGATATGTTCGGCGACTATTGGCATGATGCTAATAAATTTCCAAATATTATGTCTGAATTTGATCGAATAAAATTTTTTAAAGATCACGGATATGATTTACTTATTATTTGGGAATCCGAATTAGTAGATTCTAATAGAGTTAGTTTGTTAACAAAGATTGTTAATTTTCATAATGACAAGAGGTTCAACGACTGTAATCGACAAATCTCGAAAGAGAATATGGTACAGTCTGATCCTAGTAGCGATATTAGGAGCTTAGGAGAACTAGAAATCACTAAGCCCATCATTCGTGATGGTAACAAAAATGATATTCCTCTGTTCACTACACCTACGCTGATTACTGCTACAGACTTGAAGGCTCAGAAGGGATTTCTTTCTTCTGCTGCGTACAAGGTAATTAATCCAGGCGCGTTCTGTCATGGAACGATTTCTGGTTTAAGTTAACAAATTACTCTATGGAACGGGGGCCTTCGATCCCCCGTTCCTGGAGTTTTAAATTATGAGACTGAAAAAGAGAATAGCAAATCCGAAACCTGAAGTAGAAGTAAAGAAAGAAGAGAAGAAGGCGGACACTAATCCGCTGCCGTTGAATAGAATTTTAAGTGGTCGTGAAGCACTAGATTATTTGAAGTCATTAGATAAATAGATCCTCTCTACACTATAGAAGGACGAGAATGATTAGAACTGATATAATAAATTGGGTACAAAGTGAATTCAAACCTATACAATTAATTACTGGGCAAGAGACTATCTCCCAGTTTATTGATAATGCTGTTCGTTATCTGAATACTCACTCGGCATTCAAGTATGCCGAAATGATTTCTATTACTTCTGAATTAACCCGAATACAAGTAAGTGCAAATATTAAAACAGTGGTCAAAGTTCTGCCTTCGCCTCCAGAAGAATGGATAACTCAGAACTATCCACAGTGGTCTCTATTAGGTATTTCGATATTAGATGGCGTGAACAATGATTTGATTATGATGACTGAAGCCTTTAAGAATTATAAGGGATATATTTCCTCTGGATTTAAATGGCATTTTGAAAGATCGAATGACCCGACCGTAGGAGGAAATATTTATCTCTCTAATCAAGCAAGCAATATCCAAAAGATTTATGTGTTGGGGACTAGAAGATTTAGTCTTGCAACCGAAACGGATGAAATTATAGATGAAGCACCTTTACGATGGATATTAGAATATGTAAAGGCATTAGTAAAACAGGCCGAGGGGAATGCTTTAAGGAAGTCTAGCGCAATAGGAGTAAACAATGATGGGCAGACTTTATATAATGAAGGCCGGGAAGAAATGAAAGATCTTCAAGAACAGCTGATGAATGAAGGGCGCTGGGTTGCTTTAGCGAGCCGAATATAAATGAGTATAACTGAATTTGCTAGTCATATATTAAATGAGGTTACGTTTGGTCAGATTGCAAACAAACAACGTTCAGTTACTCGTTTGTACAATCCTGATAAGTTTGCTCAACGAATTAGAGATATTTCAGCAAATGGCGGGATTAGATTGAAAGAAAAGAAACCTGGGGTATGGAGATTTTCTGTAGCTTCAGGTACAACTCCTGGCGCCGATTATGATGTGTATGTAGCATTTAAAAATATAGTAGATGTAATTAATAAGGCAGTTAGAGATAGAAGTATTTGGCTTGAAGATGGAAGTCGTGTAAATTATAAGTTGTTAGCGGCCGAAGTACTGAACCGAGTAGATATGGAAGAGGATTGTGACTGTATGGCGGACACCTTCTCTGGATCTGAGTATATTCGTACTCAGCGTAAAGCTAAATTCGGTAATCCTGAGAACAGACCGCCGAAGAGAAACAATCCTAAAGAATATGGAGCAATGTGCAAGCACGGTCAGTCAGTATGGAAAGTATTACCGGCATATACTAGCGATTTTGCTGGGTATTTAAGAGATTTCTATAGTAAAGAAATCAAGGCAGCTGAAGCAATGAGTAATAAAGAAGTAGGGGCGGTCAAGAAGGCAGCAGGGGCTTTAGCTAAAAAGGAAAAAGAACAGGCAAATACATATACCCGAGGAAAGAGTCAAATAGAACAAGAACCTGAAGTAGAAGAGCCAAAGGAAGAGGAACAGGAATGAACCTAAGCGAATTTGTTTCTAAATTAGTAAGAGTTCTGAATGAAGATACTACTTCAGCAAACATTTCCTATATTCCTGGCGGTTTTACTACTGTACGTAATGCAATAGCAGCACTAAGCAAGGTTAAGAAAGAATGGGGAATAAAGATATTAGATCAAGGGGATCTCTACGAAGTAGCCTTCGAGAATTCTCTAAAGATTGGGATTAATAAAGAAGACTATGCTGAATTTAATCAGAATGTATTGCAGATCGAAGGATTGAACAAAATAGATTTGTCTCAAATGTTGAATGAAGAAGTCGGTACATTCACAGTCAATTCAATCAACGATGTCAAGACTGCATTGACCGATACTTTAATCAAGGTTCCTCAAGTACAGGTAATATTGAGATCGGTAAATGCATGGAGACAAGAATTCCCAGGTACTACTGCTGAGCAGTATGCTAAATGTGCAATCTCTTCTTTGAATTATAGAAGAGATTCAGATAAGATAATAAAACAGATGAAAGAGTCTGGCGAAATAGGTAATATGCAGTTATTAGTAGATGCAATTGAAAATACGACTTCACTGAATATGGTACCAACATTAGCTCAATATGAATATATAGTTGGGGATATATTGAAGTCGACATATGAAGGGATTGAATTGACTCTTCATACTTTCGTAAATTTAAGTTTTAGGGTAACTCAGTTTATTATTGTAGATGATGACGAGTTGTTGAATGAATTGGGATATTATTCCCGAGTAGTCAGAATTGCTGGTACTGTTGTATATCCAATTCAAGGAATATTCAACAATGGATTTTTCGGCAATATTCGAGATACTATTGACTCGCTGCCGCCCGAGGTTAAGAAAGAAGAGAAAAAGAAGTAATGGAAATACTTAAGCCATTTCATTATATCTGGTGGGCAATATGGGTAGATTGTGGACAGCCGACTTGGATGTTGCCAATATTAAAATGGTTAAATAGTCATAGTGGGGACGGGCGATATGAACGAAAATCGAGATTTAATCGGAATACTTAGTTTGGTAATTAACGAAAGTCATAGTAGAAGTAAGTGTATGAATTGTAGTAATCCGCCGTCTATTGAAGTTAAATGGGCTGAAGGAATGGCGCATGCTTGGTTTTGTGATAAATGTTTTGCAGAATGGAAGAAAAAGAATGACGGGGATATAGTTAGTGCAAAAAAGATTACTAATGGTGAAGCGTCAAAACATTTTAAAGACAATATTAATCCTAATATAAATGAACCTTAATGAGCAGCGAGATTTAAATATATATAAGTTATTATTACCTATATTGAATGACTATGTTCAGCATTTCCCAGGAACTCCAGTAAGCACGTTGCTAGAGAAATGTATGAACGAAGGATTGAAAGTAATATCTAAAGATACCGAAGTACAGAAGGTTTTAGAAGGTATTTTAAATTCAGATAAGGCAGTACCGGCTAAGGTTCAGGAATTATTACATAGCAAAATACTATGATTGAAATGATTGATTATATAATTAAAAGTGTGCAGATCATTGAAGGTATAGAACGTGGGACTGGGATCGAACCGTTGATTCAGGAATTTGTAGACGAGATTGAGACGTTAGGGCCTGAAGTAAGGTCAGATAGAATTAAGAAGATTACTGCATATTATCAAGAGATATTGAAGCGAAGTGGGGAAGTAAAGACTGCATATAAAGTAACAAGAGATTGGGCAATGGGAGCATTCGTTAAGCACCATGTTAACAAGATCCGCAAGGAGTATGGATTAGAAGAATCTACTAGTCCATTATCCTATCAAGAAGCCAATCAAGAAGTATTAGTTCATAAAGAATGGAAGTCTACTTTTAGATATGATTTAGAAGGTGCTGGCGATATTTTTAGAGAGTTGAGTAAGTCATATAATGATATGGGTTACATAATGGAAAAGGTTAAGAGGCTTGAAAGATTATTTCAGGCATTAGATGCTAAGACTTTACATTATGACGATTCGCCAGAGAAAGCTCAGAAGGAAGATTCAGATAAGCTTAGTAAGATGTTAAATATGTGGACTAAACAGCCGTGTGATACTGAGGAGCAAGAATTAGCTAAGAATTTGAATATAGCAGTGTGTAAATTAGATTTTTCTAGCGCTAAGATTTTTCTTAGAAGTATTAAGAGTTTAAAATATGATGGTCAACAATTACGTATTGAAGAATAATTTGGTCCCCCTAGACCAATAACAAGGGAAAAGGAGAAGTAAAATGACAAGTGAAATGGTTAAAAAGGCCGTTGAGGAAGCCGAGGATTCCTTAAAAGAAAAACAGATACAAGAAGTAAAGCAGATCGTTCTTAAGACGCTAGAGAAAATTAATAAGGTCGAAAAAGATATTAGTAAAGCTAAAGACCGAGTTAAAGAGCTCGAGGATCAGCGAAAAATCTTAAGGATGGATCTAGACGATATGAAAGAAGGACGGTTAGACAGAATAGCCGAGAGACAAGAAAAGGATGAAGAGGCAAAGAAGGTCTCAGTGGTTATTATTATCAAGGAGAAGGAAACAATAATTGAGAGAGATCGATCTCCTTGGTATTTTCCATATGCTATAACTTGGCAGGAATATCAGCCTAAAGTTTTTGGTAATCAGTTTCAAGGCGCAGGAGATGACATACACTATTGTGGGTCAGGTTCAAATGTCACGGGATTAGCATTAGGATGTAGTGCATTAACGACAGTCCCAATTAATTGTTCAGTTGCCAAGTTTTCAACAATTGGTACTTATGTAGTAGATGGAAGTATAGTTAACTTACGTTAAAATCAAGTTAAAGGTCTAGGGGACCAAAGCAAAGGAGAATTGCATGAGTAAGAATATTATGGACGGGCTTTATAAATACATAAGAGAAAATGTTTCTGAATCTGAAATTGAGAAAGCCGGAATACAAAAAGTTGTAGAGACTAAAGTTGCTGATACTGTAATTATTCCGAAGACATTAGAGGATCGGGTTAATGAATTGGAGCAGAAGGTTAAGGAAGTTAAAGAGCCTAAGGATACAGATTTAGAGGCGGCTACACGTGCGGCAAACAAAAGCAAAGAAGACGAGATCAATAAAGCTGCAGCTGAAAAGAAGAATGAAGGCAAGATTCCTGCTGAACCGGCAAAGGTCGATGATACAACTAAGCAGACACTTACTGAAGACGACAAGCAAGAAATTGTTTTAGGTGAGTTCAGCGATGAGCAAGTTGCTAAGAATTTTGCTACCTCGAATAAAGGTGCAGTTAGTCAAGATCCTGAAACGAAGAAGTGGGTAGTTACTTCGATGAAGGAATCAAAGAAAGAAGACGAAGCCGCTGCCGCAGTAACTAAGATGGCTACATCTTTATTAAGAAAGATCCACAAGGCCGCAGATATTGCAGCATTAGAAGATATAATGAACAATATAGAGAAGACTGCTACAAGTGGAAAGATCAGTGGAGAGCAGGAAACCAGATTGAAGGCTGCATTGGCCAGGCGTAAGGAAGCATTAGAGAAAAATCCTACGGCACCTGAGACAGAACCTACTGCAAAAGAAGAAGAGGAAATAGAAGAGGAAAAGAAAGAAGAAGTTCAAGTTAAAGAAGATGTAGATGTTACGATTAAGACTGAAGATAAAGAAGTAAATATAGTATCTACTGAAGGTGGAACGCAGATTACTACACTCGATACTCCGTCTATAAATACTGAAGTAGTGCCGATTGCTGCTGAAGTTCCGGTAGTTGAAGAACCCGTTGCAGGCGAAGAGCCTAAGGAAGAGGAGTTACCGATCGAAGCAAAGAAAGAGGAGAAGGTAGATGAGAATATAGAAGTAGATCATCGTGAAGGCGAGGATTATGCTGATATTATAGTAAATGGCAGTCGAATGATTACAGTTTATAATATGAAAGGTACTGGACGTTCTAAAGGTATCAACTGGCCTGGAATAGGAACTTCTAGTATTGCTAAAACTGAAGAATTTATTTTAGCTTTACAAAAGGCGATAGAAGTAGCTAAGAAACTCGGGGTTACTGAGTCTAAAGAGATAATTAAAGAATCGGCCGATGACTTTACTTGGGGATATGCTGAATCAGTTAAAGCTTCGCTGAAGACGTTATTAGGTACTGATGTTACATTAGAGCGGGTAGCGGGCAAGTTGAAATCAATGGATAGGATCGGACTTGATGCTCTTAAAACTGCAATGGAAAATAAGGACGTTGAAACGCTGAAGAAATTTTTAAATATATTACTTGAATCGAAGGAATAATTTTATTAACTAAAGGGAGGAAACAAATGGATAACACGTTATATGCGAGAATAAAGCAGGTGGTAGCTGAAGATTTTAATCCGATGGCGGATGAAGCTTCTGCTCTTCCTGAAATTACACCGGAGTTAGTTGCTGAATTAGTTGAGGAGTTAGGAGTATCTGAAGAGCAGAAGGCAGCTTTCGAAGCTGGATTATCAGTTGAGATCGAGCATGCCGAATCAGTTGACAATGATATGTCAATAATTGGAAAGATTGTTTTAGATCATATCAACGAATTTCCAGGTAAAGATTATTATGCTGCATTAGCACTGATGGAAGAAGAGCTAGCGAAGGAAGATGAAGTTGCTGCCGAAGAAGGTCCTGCCGCTGAAGCTCCGGTAGTTGACGAGCCTGTTGCTGCTGAAGCCAAAGTTGAAGTTAAAACCGAGGAAGGTAAGATTCCTGCTGATCCTGCAAAGTATGATGAGAAAGATCGTAAGGATTTAATGGAGAAGACCGAGGAAGTAAAGAAATAATATGGATAACAAGCTGTATGAATATATAGTAGCAGATAAGGATGTTCAGAAACTCTGCGAACTTAATTGGCAAGGTGCAGTTGCAACTGGATTGACTGCCGCTGCCCTTGCTTTCGGTTCACCAAGTGGAGTTGAAGCAAAGCCTACTGCTGCAATTCATCAGACTTTAGGACAGAAGAATAACAATCCAATTAATTTAAAAGCCTTTGACAATTGGAAAGGCATGACAGGTAAGGATAAGTTCGGTCATGCTATATTTGCATCTCTTGAGGACGGGATTAGAGCGGGCTTGAAGAATTTAGTAAATCATCAGAGAAAGAATCCTAATGAAACGCTAAGAGAATACATGCGAGTATTTAAAACTAAAAAAGGAGACTATCAAGCTGAATACGTTGCTAAAGAATTAGGGGTATCTCCAGACATTCAGCTTAAAGATCTCGATATGGCTAAAGTTCTTATTCCTTTAGCTAGAATAGAAACTAATATCATTTTGAGATAAATGGTGTGGAGGTTGATAAATGACTTTTTTACAGGAGCAGTTTCTGAAGTTCGCTGAAGTTTCAGAACGAGTAGATTCAAAACTGAAGACAATAGATAACCTATTGAAATTAGGTATGTTTAAATATAAAAAGCCCGGTAATATACTCGGGCTAGATATAGAAAATAAGACGGTGTATGAAGATGATGATACAAATTTTACAATGGCGTATGGTATGAAGGCTGGGGATAAATATCCTAATCATATTCATGAACTGTCTCATCAATATTTAATCTGTGTCAAAGGTAGTTTCGCTGTAGAATTATATAGCTTCAAAACAATTGTTAGAATTATAGAACCCGGACAATGCGTTTCTATACCCGCGGGCCATGAACATTCGGTTACCGCCTTGGAAGATAATTCAAAATGTGCAACTATTTGTGTGCCGGCCGAGAAAAGTTATAATAAAAAGTAAGTGGAAAAAATAAATGCATTACGGTTACATATATAAAACTATAAATAATCGCAATAATAGAATCTATATAGGAAAACGCAAAGGTAATTTCGATTCTGATTATTATGGAAGTGGTATAATTTTACAACGAGCATTAAATAAGCACGGTAAAGATTCATTTAGGCTTGAGGTTGTAGTCTATGCTAATAATAAAGTTGAACTTAATTCATTAGAAAAACAATACATAGCAGAGTATAGAAAAAGATTTAATAAAAACAGGTTATATAATATATCTGACGGCGGAGATGGCGGTAATACTGGAAACTATGCAGATATTAATGGTAAAAATAATGGTATGTACGGGAGAAAACATTCCGAAGAAACTAAACAGAAGATAAGGATTAAAAGATTAGGAAAGAGGCATTCATTGGAAACTCGTGCAAAAATTAGCAAGGCAACCTCTGGCGAAAATCATCCTATGTATGGGGCAGATCGAAGTGGTGAGAAGAATCCTATGTTTGGAATTCACCGATTTGGAAAAGATAATCCTATGTACGGTAGGAAACATTCCGAAAATACTAAAAAATTAATAAGTTTAGGAGTTACTAGGAGTAAAAATGAGTGAACTCTCAAAAGAAGAAGTATTTACGCTTGTAGAAGTAATGGGTAAAACGGCTGTAAGTTTAGAGAAGATAACTACTTCTCTTGAAACAGCTTCTGAGACCATGAAAGAAATTAATACTAGACTTCATAATGGTATTACTAAAGAGATAGTTGAACAAGTAAGCAAGCAATGTGTTGATTGCCGTAAATTAATGGAAGCAGTTAAAGATGATACCGGGTGTAATAAGGTAAATATTGCAAACATCAAGGCTTTTGTAGGTGTGATAGCTATAGCAATTATAATTGTTACTTCTGTAGTTACTGTAATAACCAGAGTTATAGATGCACGGGAATTTTCGAAGAAAGAAACTAAAGCTTTGGTAGAAGAGATGGTGAAGGAAGGAATGTCGATTACCAAATGAGTGGAATAATACCAGATCGTACAATTGACGTCTTGCGGACCTTCAACGATCTTACTGTTGATACTTACGGTATTGATTGTACGCTTTATATTCCTACAAATTTGACTGCACAGGAACCTAATGACGCGTATACTGATCCTTCTAATATAACGTTTAGAGAGTATACTGGACAGAAGGTTTGGATTCGCTGGTTTGCAAAAGATTTAGAAAGACTTAGGAAATTAGGAATATTTGCAGAAGGTGAAGCACCAATAACTGCTTATTTCAAGAATTTTCCTGAAGTATTGATCAGAAGTTATATTAGAGTTCCAGTTAGATATATACCCGGGACTTATGATACTGATTGTTTCGAGATTGTTGATATTTTGTTATCTAATACTTATTCAAGTGAAACTTATAGATGGTTTAAATTAGCACCGCTCAGAAAGAAATAAATGCATAAAGTTGTTCGTAAATTGAAGAATATTTCGAATGCTCAAATACCTGTTAAGATTGATGCATTCACTACTATATATTTAGGGCCTGGGGATATTATAGAGAATAGAGAAGTATGCAATCTTTCAGCCTTATATGGATTGGTCGAAGTAGAATTAGATTTAAGTGAGGTTCTTCCTGTAAACGAAGGATTAGAGTATTTAAAGGACTAACTATGGCTAAGCGTGGAACTTCAAAACCTAAGAAAATGGTAGGAGCAACAAATTGTTTTAAACTTGCGGCGTTTAGATTACTCGCTCATAAAGCGTTTGTAGATTTTAAATTAACTCAAAGTGTTTTTCCATGTACTGAACCTGAACATTTTGTAGAAGACTGGATAAAGAAGAATCTTAATATTACTTTACATAAAGCAGAAGAGCATTCATTTTGGAATGAGTTCATGTATTTATTAATAGAGAAAGCTAAAAGCTAATGAGTAGTTTCATAAAGACAGTTGACGACGCGATGAAAACCCTAGTATTTACAAAGTTTCAGACCGATATGGGGCTGACAACTCAGAATACTGACCTGGTTTTCTTTCCTAAATCAATTGCACAACGAACAATTGCTGAAAAACGTGGGGCAAATCAAGCTGAATTCATTAGTCTTTGGAGAACGGGAATAGATTTTGATTGGGCAAGGCAGAGATCTCCGGTCGCTAGACGCGGGATTATGATGGAATACAGTGACGGAACTCATACAAGTATAGTTACGGCTAAGGCTGTTCCTGCTACAATCAGTTATGATGTTTGGTTTTGGTCTCGTTCTTTGGATAAAGTAATGGCAGCAATTGAGACATATTTAAATTGGGTTCATATTAACCCAAATCTTTCTATAAGTTTTAACAATTTATATCCTATGCAGATGGATATAAAGTTTAAAGGCGTTACTGATGAGAGTACTTATTTAGAAGACCAATATAATAAAGGTGCATTATTTGTTTATAAAGTTTCATTCGATTTAGAAGCGTGGATAGTAACGCTTGTAGATTTTAAAACTATACTCAAGATTTATATGGATGTTTGGTATAGCGATGATATAACTACTGCAGGTGTAAATACTGGAGTCGGGACCGTTACTACTAATGGTACAATTACTTTAACTGGCGTAGGAACCGATTTTCTTTCACGTACAGTCGGGGATAAAATATATGTTAGTGGTGAAGGAGAGAGGATTATTGTTACAATAACTAACAATACTTCTCTTACTGTTGATTTAGCCTTTAGTACTTCAGCAAGCGGGTTGGTTTATACGACCACTGCTAATTCTATTTTACTGGCATCGTATACAGTAGTAACAAGTGACGAGAGTTAAGGAGGAGCTGTGGGATTATTTGAAGAATTATCAAGTGTGGTAAAAGAATCAATAATGGAGAACTTAACTCCTGAAGAATCTGAAGAAGAGCGTAAAATGCTAGCTCATCCAGATATGCGGCCTTGCGATTTTGACGGAACATTGGAAGCGTGGTTGTTGAGACTTACCGTTTGGGGTACCGTTGAGATAAAACATAATGATCCAGAAAACGGCCAAAAGGGAAGAGTAGTTAGTAATGATTACTTTTTGGATAAAGTCGGTAATGCTGAAGCAAATAAGTTATATGGGCTTTGGAATATAGACCAGTTAGCTACAAATCGTCTTATATTCTATAGAAGGTATCAAGATATGGAAGGGAAAAATCGTAAGGAGGAGTTTGATATTGAGATAAAGTTAAAAAGTAATTTGCAGCAAGCAATAGATAAGGTACAGAAAAAAGGTTTATTTGGATGGTTAAAATTTTTTAATAACAAATAAGGAGGAGTAATATGAGCTTTCCCATCAGTCCCGGGGTGTATACAAAAGAAACCGATCTTAGCAATATAATTCCTAACGTTTCTACTACTACTGCAGGTTTAGTAGGGTATTCAGCTAAGGGAGATATTACACAGTTAATATTAATTACAAATACTCAGGATTTCATTAATGAATATGGTGAGCCAGTTCCTGGCAATTATTTTCACTATACCGCATTAGCATTCCTTGAAAACGGTAATAGGTTATATTGCTTGAGGGTAGTTAATGGTGCGCTGTATGGCGGCATGGAAGTAAAGAAATCGGATAGTTCAGAAGTTAATGTTACTTTAGGAACCGGCAAATCAACTCCGATTTTCGTTGATGATTCCGATAGCGACAATGTATTCATGATTTTCGGAAAAGATCCCGGAGTATGGAATGCCAATGTGTCAATTAAGATTGCAAATGTTGTAGCAGCATCTTATGAATTTGACATTCAGGTATATGTATTGGATAGTGATGGTACTGCTCAGTTAACCGAGACATGGACAGTGTCTAGAAAAACTCAGGTTGACGGATATGGCAGACAGCAATATTTAGAAGACAAAATCAATGGGTATAGCGATTATATTTATGTCGCTGATAGTTTATTAGGTACTGATGTATTACCTAAAACCAATTCAGTTGCTGTAGTCTTAGGTGGTGGAGTGGACGGTTCAGCAGTAACTGCTACTCACATTGATACTGGATGGGATTTCTTTGCCAACCCTGATGATGTAGATGTAAGGATGCTTTTGCAAGGTGGTGGTGGAGAAGGTAATAGTGATCAGTTAACAGTTCAAACTAAAATGAAGACAATAGCAGAATCAAGAAAAGATTGTGTTGCAATTCTTGATATGCCTTATACTCAATTGACTTCGGTATCTTCAATGGTTACTTGGAGAGACAGTACTCAGAATTTCAACTCTAGCTATTGCGCATTATATACTCCATGGATAAAATGGTATGACCAGTATAATGATAAGATTGTTGAATTGCCTCCATCTGGATTTGTCGGTTCTCAGATCGCGTACAACGATTTTGTTGGCCAGCCATGGTTTGCTCCGGCCGGTCTCAACAGGGGTATACTTTCTAGTGCACTGGGATTAACTCAGGTCTTCACTGAAGGCGAGAGAGATACATTATATGAAGCAGAATTAAACCCATTACAGACATTCAGGGGTGACGGTAATGTTATATGGGGTCAGAAGATGGAGAAGACTAAACCATCGGCTTTGGACCGATTGAATGTTCGAAGACTTCTGATTGTTCTTGAAAAAGCTATTGCAGCTTCTTTAAGATTCTTTGTATTTGAGCCGAATAGTGAATTAACTAGGTTCAGAATTACAGCGATGTGCGAAGAGTACCTTGATTTATTAGGTTCAAAAGGCGCTTTTCAAACTGAAACTGGAGACAAAGGATATAAAGTAGTTTGTGATACTACAAATAATACTCCTGCTACAATTGATAGGAATGAGTTACATGTTGATATTTTCATTAAGCCTATTAGAATGGCCGAGTTTATTCAGTTGAATGTAATTATTACAAACACAAGTACTAGTTTTACCGAATTAATTAGTCGTGGAGCGAACCTCTGATGTTAAAAGTTTGTTTGATTTGTAAAAAGAAATTTAAAGTTACTCCAAATCGATCAAATGCTAAATACTGTTCAAGACTTTGTTATGGGGAGAGTAAACGGGGAAAAGCTCCTCATAACAAAGGTCTTACACTTATTGAGAGATATGGATCAGAACGGGCTAAAGAAATAAGTAAGAATATTTCTAAAGGCACGCAAATATCTTTCATTAAAAATCCAGGTTTAAGAGAAAGTTGTTTTGCTCATCTTAAAGGTAAGAGACCACATAATTATCAAGAACGAGAAACACGAACTTGTGCTTGTGGATGTGGTGAAACATTTGTTTGCCGAAGTAAAAGCAGTAAAAAATATATTTGGGGGCACAATAGTAGTAAAAAATCATGTCGAAGAAATAAAATTACATCTTATGAAACTAAAATACTAGATATGATTACTAAATATTCTCTTCCTTATCAATATACTGGTAATGGTAGTTTTTGGATAACGTCAGAAGGTAAACATCTGAATCCTGATTTTGTAAATGTAAACGGCTCTAAAGTTGTGATAGAAGTATTTTCTGAAGTTTTTAAACGACTATATCATAAAAATGGGGTAGAAGGTTATATAGCTGAAAGGAGCCGGCTATTTAATAATTTTGGATGGAGAGTAGTATTTTTAGATGATACTGATTTATTTCAGAAAGATTGGGAAGATCATTGTTTAAGAAAAATAAAAAATGTTGAATCGGTATTTGAAAATAGTAAGCATTAAATAAAAGGAGAAAATTAAGATGCCAAATATGTCGAGTGATGCATTAAAAGCAAATCTCACAAATCCACAGCGAGATTATTTGTGGGAAGTAATAATCCCTACGCCTATTGGTGGTGGGGAAGTAGAAACATATCAGTTAAGAGCACAGACCGCCCAAATTCCTGCTAGGACATTTGAGTCAATTCCTATTCCTTATAAGCAAACACCTGGAATAGTTGTGCCAGGTAAAGCTGCAATTGCTCATACCTTCGAATGTACATTCATTGAGGGAGAGGATCACAAAGTTTATGATGCAGTTAATGATTGGATGGAAGAGATTGTAGCATTAGGTACAGGATTAGGTGCAGGGGATTCTTCAATTAAGACTGATATTCTGTTGACCTTAATTTCTACTACTGGAACAACAGTAAGAACAATTAAACTTAAGGGATGCTATCCTTCATCTTTAGGACAGGTGTCTTTAAGCTATGAGACAAATGGGATTGTTAAATATCCTATAACATTTGCAGTTGACAATATTGAGGTTAGCGCTTAATAATGAGTGTACTCGGCGATTATTCGAAAGTAGGCAAGTCAGCTCTTCAATCACTTAATCCTTCTGGATTGTTTACCACCGATTTCAATGGTATACATTTTCAGCGGAATTATATGTGGGAGATCGTCTTGCCTACTTTTATGGCCGGGTTTGTTCCGATGCCGGGAATACTTTTATCCAAGATGTGCCAAAAGATTTCATTCGGTGATTATACAATAGAGAGTGATACTACACGATTTGGCGCATTTGAAGCTAAATATCCAGGTGGGATGAAGATTGAAACAATGAAACTAACCTTTCTAAAGACAGTACCTGATTTAGTTACTACATATTTTACGCAATGGAGAAAAGCAATGATCAGTCCATCTGGTCTTTACGCTCCTAAGACAAAATATGCGAAGATGATATATTTACTGTTTCTTGATACAACTGGGGTTCCTGTAAATCGGTATAAATTTTCTGGAGTATTTCCATTAGGAATGCCGAAGTATAATTTAGACTATGCAACAAATACTATTATTAGTGTTGATGTTGATATGAGTGTTGATGTAGTTGAAACCGTGTATTAAGTTACTCCGAATAAAAACAAAGGAGGAGCACAATGAGCATTGAAGAGAAATGGTTGCCTGTTAATTTACCCTCGAAGTGTCTAACCTATGAAGGTGTAGACAAGTCCAAGATTCTTATCCGTCCTCTCAAAGGTAAAGACGAAAAACTAATATCTGAAATTAGTGGAGATAACTTCGAGAAGAAATTTCTCGCAGTATTGAGAAGTGTTATTCAAGGTGTTGATGTTGAGAAGCTTACTTTAGGAGACCGATTGTTTGTTGCAATATGGGAAGCAATGAACTCTTATTCTCCTAATTTTACTTTAAAGCATGAATGTGAACACTGTTGGAAGACTTCTGAATTTGTGGTTGATTTATCTAAGTTAGATGTTACTGAACTTCCTGACAATTTTAAACAACCATATGAAATAAAATTGCCGAAGTGTGGTGATGTGGTAAAAGTAAGACTGTTGACAGTAAATGACATGATTAAAGTAGATGAGATGGAT